CGACTTGGCATCGATGCCGAACTTGCCCTTTGCGATGTCACCATTGGAGACCGAAAGTTCGAAGTTGTTAATCTTGCAACCTGCCAAGGTTTTTGGAGTTACTGTGCCACCGTACTGAGGAACGCCAACCTGAGTTGTGAAGCTCTTGCCATAGGTGTCACCTAGCGTGAATGTGTATGAGTAGACACCCGAGGACACTGTGGTCGCTGATGGTGTTGAGCCAGTTGCGTATGAAAGCAACAGTCCAAGACCGCGAGTTGGCAGGTCAAGTTCTAAGTCACCGCCAGCATCGGTTGTGGTTACAACTCGGCGCTGTGATCGTGGAAGTTGTCCACCTGCGCGAAGGCCCATGCCTTCAGCGGTCTTTTTGCGGTAAGCAAGATTCTCGCTGTTGAACTCGTAGAACCGTGTAACGGTCACGCTCGTTCCGTATGATGATTCAGTGGCGACCCCAAGGGATGCGCCAATACCTGCACCAATTGCCATTATTTTCTCCTAGTTATTTCTCAGCGTTCGCTGGGTCGGTGGTTGAATCTGCGACTGAATCAGTTGCAGGTGCGGATGATTTTCCCCCAGCTTTGCTGCCATCGCCTGAAGCCCAGACATCTGTCTGCTCGAGCATGCTCGCAGCAATCTCGTCTGGAACTTCTACGGTTTCGCCGTAGGCAATGACACGATTCAAAACAGGCACATCCAAATCGCCCTGAGTTGAAATGTTCTTGACTTTCGCCACTTGTTTCTCCTTATGTTCGCGCCGTGTAGGCGATGGTGAAATTGATTACAACCGCAGTGCCTGCGGTATTTTGCCGATACGAGGTGGAGTGCGAGTCAATGTAAGAATAAAGGCAAGCACCGGCAAAACTTGAGTCTGCTCGAACTGCGCTGTCCGCAGCTGAGAGAAGTTGGAAGGCTCGGGTTCGGCGATTGGCTAAACTGCTTCCGCCATCCCATGCCCATAGGAAGCAATCGACTGTTCCAGATTCCATGAGTTTCTGATTGCCAAGTTGCAACGGTTCTTGGCGAACATTGCCAGCGACAACTTCGCCGTCATCTGTGCCGTCATGTCCGACCGCGATTGCATCGCCAGGGTAACTGGAGTCAATCTCAGGGCCGTCAAAGATGCGCACGCCTGATAGGTCAGAGCTGTTGTTAAAAGCCGTCAGAATGCCGTTGATGACCTGTGGCAGGGCAGTGGTAGCCATTACGCCAACCCAGGCAGTGAGGCAGGGTCGAGCAACTCAAGCGCACGCCTCGGGATGCTGTAACCAGTGCCAGGAATAAACTCATCGCCAGCGATTGCGCGGTTCATTACATTTGCGCCACCGCGTTGAGTGAGCCATAGGTGGCGAAGGATTTCCAACACACCTTGCTGAACTGCTGGCGGTGTGACTGTGAAGCCTGCGACATAGGTCACGAGAACGCTATTCACACCGCTTGCCCAGTAGCCGTATGCGCCGTATGAACCAGCAGAGAGGCTGGAAGTAGTCAGGCGATAAAGCCGTTGTCCAGTCGGATCAAGTTGATACTGGCTCGAGTCAAGCAATGCGCCGTTCTCGTAGACACTGGTCACGCTGATGGCGCGAGGATTGCGCAGGCGAAGTGCATCGACATTGCCGTCATAATTCTCCGAGGTGATGGTGCGCCGACCTAGAACTGCGCCGACATAGTTCTCGGCGAGGTCTTGAGCTGCATCGATGAATCGGCGAATCTCCTCTTGGTTGGCAGAAGCCGCTGGAATGTTTAGGTGTTCCAGTGCCATGTCGTAGGAAATGACCGGCAGAGTTGTCAGGTCGCGGACTGTGAACTCGTCTGTGAAGGCACTGGCATTCGTGCCAGTTGCCACCCAGCGCACCACATGACGGCCAGACTGCGTTGGCGTGTAGGCGATGTCATAAAGCCCTGCGCCTGAATTGGTCACGCTTGGCGTGGCCGATGTGCCGTCTGGCAGTGTGACAGTGCAGACAACCGCAGTCGCATTCTGGGCAGTGCCAGAACTGTTTGTGATTGTGATGCCAAGGGCAACAACATCACCAAGGTCGAATGAAGCCATTTGCTTATCTCGCTTTCATGGATGCGCTTGAAGTTGTTCGAGGTGTAACGGTTGAGCCAGCCACTGCTCGTGCTGATGCCGTTCCGTTTGTCACCGATGGCTGGTTGTAGGCAAGGTGCGAATTGTAGGCAGTCGCCTGATTGTTGTATTGCGTTCCACTTGTTAGAACTGCGGTGACAGTGCGAGGACTGATTGAAGTTTGAGCAACCACAATGTCACTTCACTTTCAGGCTGGTCTTGTCGATGGCGATGTTCGCTGACTGAAGGCAATCGCCATAAGACTCATGATCTTGTGTCGGGCAACCTGTGCGACAGACTGACACTATGACCAGTTGCCTAATTGTTGGACTGCACCTGAGCCAATTTCATAAATGTTCATGTAAGCTCCACTTGAAAAAGTTGGGGCAGTAGATGAACCTACAACACTTTGACAAGCACCTAAGTTAATATAACCAGCGGTGCTTGCATGAGTTCTAATGTGACCTCGGAAAACAATATATTGATTTACTGCTGCCGTACTCGTGTAGGTCGTATCAGCATTAGTATTTGCGGCTGTCGCTACCATTGTGCTGTTGTAAGGATTAACACCAAAGTTGCTGACACCTCGTAAAACAGCATCTTGAGCAGTTAAAGTTGTTGTTCCTTTATCTGAATAATAAAGCAAACTTATACGGGCAGCCGCACTGCTTGCGGTTGCAGTTTGAGCAATTTGAATATATCCATCAAAAGCATAAGTCGTATCAGCTTTAACGCTAAACCATTTAATTGTGCTTGATGCTGTTCCCGTTCTGAAAACTGCTTCAGGTATAACATCTGTGTTGTTTGCCTTTATGACATTTGCCGTTAAAAAAGATTTAGCAACAAGCGGTGAACCGTAAATGTGACCAGTGCCACCTTTGGAAATGTCAATCGCGGTTGCGTTCCAAGTGCCTGAAGTAATCGTGCCAACGGCAGTCAAGCTCGAAGTGACAATATTGCTTGGCAAAGTTGTTCCAGTTGTAATCTTTGAAACATCGATGGCCGAAGCACTGTTGAGCAATGTGCCAGCAGTTGAAGGCAGAGTTTGTGAACCAGTTGCGCCAGTAGCGGCAATCAAGGACTGCGTTCCGCCAGTGGTAGCGAATACCAAGTTGCCACCGGTAGAGCCAGCAGAACCCAATAGGACTGCGTAAGTTCCAGTTGAGGTGAAGCCGGCAGCAGTCACATTGGTTGCCGATGTAATCGAGCCACTGCCAGTGGTGGTGATGTTGCCCGAAGTTGTAATTGTGCCAGAAGCCGTCACACCGCTTGCGGTTGTAATTGCGCCATTGGCAGCAATCTTTGCAAGAACAGTTGTTCCATCAGACTGAGTGACCTGAACAATGTCAGCTGACTGAGTCGCGCTATTGCGCTGAACCTTCAAACCAACAGTGCCATCCGCGCCAGTAGCAATGATTTGTGTGCCGGTGGTGAAAGTATTCGCTGCGTTCTTGTAGACACCATTTGTGACAGTGCCAGCGTTGCCAGTCGTATCCTGATTCAAAGTTGGAATGTCTGAAGCAACCAAGGCTCGGAACGAGGCAGTGCCATCAGCACCATTTGGCGCGGCATAAACAAACTTAGCAGTCTGAGTTCCAGACAAGTTCCCAGCAGTTGTCGCCGATGTTGCAGTTGCAGCGTTGCCGTCAATGCTCACGCCATTCAAAGTCTGAGAAGCTGAGGAACGGTTGATTGCCGTTGAGGTTGTGCCGATGTAGAAGGTCTGATTGTTTGCAGCCTTGCCAGAGACACTGCTTTCGATTGCAGTCAATCGAGCCACGACAGTTGCCGAACCGCCCTGAGGATTCACACCGAGAGTGACTTGAACCGCTGACATTGCATCATTGATGTTGTCATGCTGCGCAGCGTGAGGAACAGTTGCGCTGTCGAGTGTGTCGGTTGCAGTTGGATTCACGAATGAATCTAACGCGCCAGGGTAATTGGTTGACATCAACACTCCTTGAATTGGACTCGGGGGCAGTGGCAGGGGTGTTCACTGCCCCCGAGAGATTAGTTTTGTTTTGTGGCTTTCCACTGATCGTGCTGGCGTTCATCGAGCCAGAACTGTTTGTGATGGCCAAGGATTGCGCTTGAGTTCGCAAAGATAGGGAAGCCCAGTGCATTGGCTTTGCGACAGAACAACAAGTCCTCGCTGAACCAACGGCCCTCGAGTGCGCCGTCAAAGAACCAGCACCAATCTGTGCCTTGGTTCGGACTGGCGTTCTCGCGCATTGCCTGAAGGACAGTGCGATGAACTAGCAGACAGCCAGTGCCTGCGCCGTCAACTTGAAAGATTGCATTCTTTGGATAGTCGTCAATCGGAATCATCGAGCCTTCAGCTGAGATGTTGTAGATTGCCGGCACTGGTCGAAGTGCTTCGTTCTCATAGAACGCGGCAAAGACAAGCCCAGCCACGATTGGTCGGTCATCCTTGTGTGCGGTGTCGATGAGAATGTCGAACACATCGACAGGCAAAGTCTGGTCAGAATCAACCATCAGAAGCCAGTCGGCGTGAGACTGGTCGAGGAAGTTCTTGACGATGATGTTGCGAGTGCGAGCGAGAAGCCCAAGCCCTTGCACCATTTGAAGCGAGTCAATCCGAGGTCGGCGTTCTCGCATGAGAGCGACCAAGTCCATTGTCATCTGTGCATCGATGCTGCCATCGTGAGGAATCGCGATGCAGACTGTTTCGCGTGACCTCATCGGGTTTCACGCTCGATGTTTGGAAGTTGGAAATCTTGTGTGTGATCTAGCAGTTCCAGCACTTGTTCGACTGTGCCGTCTGCATCGATTACCTTTTGCAAGGCAATAACTGCCTCGAGCAAGATGGTTTTCATCCCTGCCATTTTGTACCCCTACAATTTTGAAGTTTTGGAAATGGCAGTGGAGACCCTGTTGCCAAGGTCTCCACTGTCATTGTTTGGATTAGTAGCCTGAAGGCGTAACAGTTCCAGTGCCGGTGATGGCAGAAACAGCCTTGTTGAAGCGGTGTGCTAGAGCTGCGTATCCGTAGACCTGGAAGCGAACGGTTAGGTTTGCTGACAAGACATCTGGAAGCACGCGAGTCTTTACGCCACTTTCGAACAGGTAAGAATCGGAGAACTTGCCAACCAAGATTGGTGACTGGTTTGTTCCTTGCGCGTTCTTGAGAGTTGCATCGACATAAACTGGCACGCCGTAGATAGTTCCAACTAGGCCAGCAGGTGCGCCAGGTGCAGTTGTAACGCCAGCAGCGTTGAATGGGCCGTTTGCAGTTGGCACGATGATTGGTCGGCTCTGGCCGTCAACCTGTGATGCTAACCAGTACCAAGTTGAAGCAGACATAACGATTGCCTCAACATCGCGGTAGCGGTTATTTACAACCTGCGAGATTGCCTTTGTGATTGCGGTCAAGCCACCAGTTGCAGATGGTGTTGCTTCAGTCCAAGTGGTTGGGATGCCGTTGGTGGTATCTGTGCCAAGTGCGGTGAAGCCCTTTAGGTCGTTTGAAGTACCAGCAGAAGCACCAGCAACAGCAGTGTTCAACTGCAATGCGTAGTCAGCCATTAGGTCGCCGAACACTAGCTTGTCTAGACCGCCAGAGATTGGTGACTGCTCAACCAACTGAATCGAAACATTCTGATAACCGCTGATTGTGCGAACAGGTGCGGTGACAGTTCCAGTGACCATGTCACGAGGACTCGTTGGCGCGTAGGTGCTTGAATTATCAGCAGCCTGGAAGCCGGTACGAGTACCAGTGGTGATCTGTGGGATGTTGATGCTGTCAGTGCCAGCAGGCAGTGCCATGTTGGTTGCAAGGTTCGCAGTTACTCGTGCAGCACGCGCAAATTCCGCGTACTCATTTACGAGGTACAGTGGAATTGCGAAGTCTCCACCAGCACCATCGGTACGACCGATATCGCGAGTTTCAACAGCAACTTCTTGCTGATGACGATGCAAGCGTTCCCATGAAGTTGAGTCGTTGCGAAGGGTTGCGCCAATCATGTCGCGAACGAATGAGTTGTCGCTGCCCTTGTCGTAGGTCATCGCTTCGCGAGTAACTACTGCTGAACCGAAAGTCTTAACGCCTTCAGCTGCGCGTGCTTCTTTGATTGAAGCGGTGCGAGCCTCAAGCGCGGTTGCGCTATCGATCTTGCTATCTAGGTCGGCAATTTCTGCCTGGCGTGCTTCAACTGCATCCAAAACTTCAGCGGTTGCTTCGCCAGCAAGTAACGCCTCAGCATCGGCAGCAGCAGCTGAACGAGCCTCTTTGAGGTTGTCAAGTAATGACATTTTTTCTCCTTGTGAGAATTGTTGGGTTTGTTTATTGCAATCCGCCGGGGCATTGTTGCGCCAGGGGAAATCTAGGGTTAGCGGTTTTTTGAGTTGCTGAACTTTTGTTTCAAGTCCAGCATCCGCTTGCGTAGTTCGAGAGCCTCAGCCTCAGCATCCTCAGCCGATGCGGTACGCATTCCGACAGTCGTTGCATCGTATGCAGGCCAAGTG